AGTATGAGGAGCTAGGTTACGAGATAAAGCAGGAGTATCCTACAACACCAGAGGAGGCGTTCGAGCAGTCGCTTGAAGGGTCTATCTACAAGAAAGAGTATGATGCACTTTATTCGTCCAAGAGAGTGCTACCTAACTTACACTATCACGGGCTACCAGTCCTAGTTACTTACGATATAGGTGTTAATGACGAAACGGTATTAGTTTTCTCCCAGGTTGTGGATGGTGTCCCTAGGGTTATAGACTGCTATGCAGCCAGTGGTGAAAATTTAGAGCATTATGTTGAGGTTATGTGGGCACTTAAGAGGGATAAAGGGTATGACATACAAGATGTAGCTCTTCCACACGATGCGATGGTTAGGGAGTTTAGCACTGGTAAAACTAGATTAGAGAAGTTTCTGGAGCTTGGAGTGCCTGCTAGGGTTCTAAAACGCATAAGCATAGATGATGGTATAAGTGCTACAAGGGATTTTCTGAACGTTGCACTAATAGATGATAGTTGTGAAACGTTGCTACTAGCTATACAGCAATACCACTGGAAATATGACACTAGGTTAGGTGTTTCGCTACGAACGCCTGAACACGACTGGACTTCTAACTATACAGATAGCTTGCGTTATACAGCCATAGCGGCAAATTACACTAAAAAAGAGCTACTAACAGATGACGAGATGGGCTACCCTGACGATTATTACCAAGATGATGAGTATTCAGGGCTTTAAGCTCAGTTTAAGCTATAATATGATATACTGACTACAAAATACTAGAGAAAGGGCTATAAAATGGGTGAAAATGGTAATCCAGAACAGGACGTTAAAACTCCTGAAACACTAGATACTGCTACCAGCACAGGCGATAAGGACTATGACGTCTCTAATTTCCTTAAGAATATTGAGGAGAATATGCCAAAAGACGCTGACGCGGTAGAATACTACAAGGGTAAGTTGATTGAGGCAGAAAAAAGGAGACGCGGCACTGTCGCAGGCTTCACCAAGAGCCAACAGCAGTTGAAAGCTGTGGAAGCTCAAGCTACGTTTTTGCGTGATAAGGTTGCGGCTCAAATAAAGCTCACTCCTGAGCAACAGGACGAGCTAGATACTCTAAAACTAACTGACCCAGACCAATGGCGAACTAAAATAGATGCCTATGAGGTAGCTGCCAAGAAGCAGTTTGAGGACGGTATAGTTAAGGAGCTAGAGCGTATTAAGAGCCTTAGTGCAGAAGAGTTTGAGAGGGAGAGATTAGCTGAGCAGCTAAGGGAATTTATTACCGCTAATCCTGAACTTAATCTTACAAAGGACGAAATCGCAGACCAAATTCCTCCTTTGTATATGAAAAGGCTAGCAAAGGGAGAAATTTCTTTCGAGGAGTTCCTAGGTTTAACTAAGAAATTCCTTACGGCTTCAGAGAAAACACTAGCTAGAGAGGTGCCTCAAGCAAACGGCACTGATATTAGCGGTGTTAGAGGTTCAAGCAATGCTCCTGCTAAAGCAGAGGTGTCCAATATTTTGGATAATGAGAAAACTATAACGTTCTAAAGGAAATAAAAATGGCAAAACAAAGCACAGGTATCCTTCGATACGGCAACGCTCTTGAGCGTAAAGGCTGGATGGTCGAGGGTATGATACAAAAAGCCTCAGAAAGTTTCTGGAGAGGCTTAACTGGTAATAACCACGATGCGATTATTTATCAGAAAAATGATTTTAACGCAAAAGTAGGTCATAATATCATATTCGACTACAGCGGTAACCTAGCAACTGCAGGTTTTAGAGGTAAAGAGCAGGCGTTCGGTAATAGCCCAGCTAAAATGAAGTTCAGCGATAGCTTAACACTAGAGTTTGGACGCTATACCGTTGATAATGGTATGGAGTTCGATGCGGAAGCAATAGGTGATATTGACCTTAGCACACACGCAGATAGCCGTGAGAAACTAGCGGACAACTTCGTAAGAGCTAAAGACCAGATGTTCTTTGACTTAGGTCAAGGTTATCTAAGAAATCAAGCTCCTACTCACGTAATTCGCCCTGGTAACAAAGCTACAATCGGTGCATTAACTGCAACTGATAAACTTAGCTGGGAGTTTCTAGTTAATATGGAAACAATCGTTAAGACAGGTATAGGTTATACAGTTGGTGGACGCAGAAGCCCAATGAAACCGTTTAAACTATCTGATGGTAGAAAAGTATGGCTATTGGTTTTGGACTCTTTCCAAATTGCTGACCTACTTAAAGACGAGAAGTTCCAAAGGGTTTATCAACACGCAGAAGTTCGTGGTATAGGTAACGCACTAATAAGCCATAACGTAACTCAAGTAGGTTCGTTTGTTATTATGGAGGCTAGCACATTTGCAGGTTCATCTATAAATAACCAACTATTCAAAACTGCGGTAGAAATCCAAGGTCTTAGAACTGTGGACGAAAATGGCACATTTAGTGGAACAGGTAAAGCACAAGCAGGTAAAGTTGCTTCACGTGGTCTAATCTTAGGTGCTGGTGCATTCCAACTAGGTATGGGTAGCACTCCAGATTACAAGTTCCAAGAGAGCCAAGATTTTGGTATCACAAGCGAAAGTGCAATGCTCCTAACAATGCAAGCCGATAAATGTAAATTGACTGCTGAGGTTGAGGATTATAAAGAGGCTAAAGTTGCTAATATGGACTATGGCGTTGCTGTTATCGATACCTATAACGATAAATTAAGTCAATAAAGGATAATAAATGGCTAAAAGAGTAGATTTTACTAAATTTCTTGGTAATAACAAGAAGTATTCGGCTTCGGCTGCGATTGCTAATGTTAAGATTTCAGCCTTAAAAGAAGCTGGAGTTGAAACAGGTGATACCGTAGTTTTAACTAAAATCCCTGCTAACTCTCTAATTACAGGTGTAACTCTAGTAGTTAAAGAAGGTGCTACAGGTGGTAACGTTAATCTTAGCGTTAATGGTGCTGCGGTCGCATTTGACCTTGGCACTGTTAAAGTAACTCCACAAACTACTTTTGTCCCTACGGTAACTAAAGAAGTTGTAGAAGTTACAGGTGTAGTTACAATGGGTGCAGCTAATGTAGGCGAGGGTTATGCTGTAATAAGCTTTATCCCTCTTGATACATTTAACGGAATGTTCGTAGGTTAATCCCTACGAACTAAAGGCGAGCGATGTTAGTTTCTAGTTTAATATCAAGTGTAAGGTATAGGGTTGGTGATGTCCCTAATACAAAATTTACCGATGCTCGTATAATTGAGCTGATTAATGAGGGCTTAGACGACCTCGCTCGCAAAGTTAATATAAACAAAGGCGAGTTAGTTCTCCCTGTAGTTCCGTATCAACGTAAGGTAGTAATACCAGACCCTGATTTTATAAAACTATTAAGGGTTAGATGTAATAACCAGCCTGTGGAAGTAAAGTCATTTAGTTCGATGGACAAAAATCCACAGTGGGAGGAAGAAATTGGCAGTAATTTAAAATCTGTCATATACAACCTCAACAATCCACGCGAACTTAGTCTTTATCCTTTGTTGGAGGAGCCTACCTATACAAATTATAGACAACTAAATAACTTTGTTTCTAGCGATGGACTTTATGGTATAGCAATAGATATACCAGGAGTTACAAGAGATAATATCGATGGTATTATCACTGGCTTAAAAGTAGATGATGACCTACGCATTATTTATATCCCAGAAGGTATGCAGCCAGATGGACAAATGACATCAATGGCTGATGGGTTTAATCTTTTAGATATAAAATACTCAAAACGTCCTAAACAAGTTAGCGAAAAAACTGATATTGTGGATTTAAATGAAATGTTTAAATCTACGCTAGTTTATTACGTTTCTGGTATGCTACTATTAGACGATACACGTGGCGAGAATATAAATAAAGGTATGTTATTTATCAACAAATATAAAACAGAGTTGGAGAATATCCAGGAACACGAAAAATCAGGCTATCAAAGTATAGCTGAGTATTCGGTGCAATATAGAACGGGATTTGGAGACGAATATGGCATCTAACATTAAAGAAATTTATGTAAATAAATTGACCCTAGAGGATATGGAAATAGGAGTTGGCAACGTAGTTCAAACTAGGGGTGGAGTGCAAGTTACTAGAACTAAAATAAATGCACAAAATTTCCCTTATGATGAAACACATACCCTAGGTCAAAGACTTAATAGCGTCCAAAATGATTTAGCTAAGGCTGAGGAGCTATTAAATAAATTAGCTTCAAATAATAATGAGGCTAAAACAGTAAAAGAGGACGTTGAAAGGCTTAAAAGCGAAATAGTTACAAAGGTAGCTAGTGCTGTCCAAACGCTAGACGAGTTAAACGCTTTAAAAGCTAATGTAGAGGGTAAAGTTCAAGAAGCTAGTCAAGCGGCGGCTAGTGCCTCATTTTCATCTACCCAAGCAAGCACAACTTTAAACTCGGTTAATTTAGTATTAGGTGAGATTACAAACCTTAGTGACGCTATGAAAGTCCTACAAAAAGCGGTTGATAGTGCATTAGTATCATTTAACACAAAAATAGCTCGTGGCGAGGAGATTAATAGTCATATTATTGAAGCTGAGGCACAATTTAAAACCATAGAAACTAAATTATCTCAAGCAATACAATCAATTAATGAAATAAGAAAAGCTAGCGAGGACGCCGTAGCTGCTTGCGAAGCGGCACAAACTAGCGAGCGTAAAGTAAAAGAATACTGGGAGCAAGCCGAAGAAAGACGTAGAGAGTGGCTATCTATGACTAGAGGTCCTCAAGGAGACACAGGCCCTCAAGGTCCTGCAGGTATTCAAGGGCCAGTTGGTCCAGTTGGCCCACAAGGTAGAATTGGCCCTATAGGACCTGCTGGTATTCAAGGACCAATCGGACCAATCGGACCAATTGGGCCACAAGGACCTAAAGGCGATACTGGTGGGGGAGTAGCTGCATATACCTCAAAAGAAAGTTTTCCTACTACAGGAGACCATAAGACTTTATACATAGATAATCAAACTAAGCACTTATATCATTGGAACGGCTCTTATGTAGCAATAAAAGGTGGAGAGAAAGCTTCTACATCAAGTGAGGGTGTTGTTCAACTTTCTAGCTCGGTAACTAGCACTTCAGAGGAGTTTGCTGCTACATCTAAGGCTGTAAATCTAGCTTATAAAGAAGCGGAGCAAGCTTTAAACGTTGCTAATGATAAATGGACAGCTGTGCAAGCATCTACTACTCAGGAGGGAATAGTTAAATTAAATGATACCGTAACAAGTGATAGTGCTACAGAGGCTGCAACAGCTAGAGCTGTTAAGCAAGCATATTTTACTGCTTTTAGTGCTTTGCAGACTGCAAACATTAAATGGACTGCTGTTAATGCAACTGAAAATACTGCTGGTATAATCAAAATTTCTGATAAATTAGATTTACAAGATGGGACTACAGCCGCTAGTTCTACAGCAATAACTAAGGTTATGGCTAAGATTAAAGACGTAGAGGAGGCTACTAAAAATCATACTACACTAGGTAACTATGCAAATACAGAAAATGTAAAGGATACATTAGTATTAAGGGATAATAGAGGGGGCATAAAAGCAGGTATAGGATATTTCTCATCTTTAATAGTGGATGATATTACAAACAATAATGCTAATATTCTCGTTACAAATAGTAATACTATAAAAATATTATTTTCTGTTAATCAAGATGGTAGAATTTTAGCTTCTAATCCTGACGCTTTTAAAAATTTGATAGGATTAAATAGCAAATATGATAAAGATAGAAGAAATGCTTGTAAAGTTTCTTCATTAAATTCAGATAATGGGACTGTTTCATTAACAAAGGCAGATAATTATATAATTAATATGCAAGGTAATGGCGTTTTAACGCTTAATAATATTGATATAGGTCAGAGTGGAATTCTTGTAATTATCAACGCTAATAAAATAACAGGGTTTTCGGCTGATTTAAAATTTAGGAAAATACCTACTGATTTACAACCATTAGAGATATTCTCTTATTTTAAATATACCGTAAATGCCATAGCGATGGGACGTGCATAATGACTACCTCATTTATGATAGGTTGCAGTTCAGAGGAAACTGGGTATAATGTTGGTCAAGTTATTTATAATAACCCTGATAATAATGCTAAGACTTTTACGGTATGTAAGTGGGACGAGTCCCTAAGGCTTAAACACCTGTTAGTTTATAGTAAGAAATATAATGATACATATAGTATTGGATTAGATGGACCTTCATCTATAACTGGTGATTATACAGAGGTTAAAGATGGATTTACTACAATAAATATTTATTTTAATATAGTATCCGGGTATTTAGTATGTAATAATACGGCAGATATAGATAATGAAAATGAACTTCCATTACAAATAACTAAAATAACAGTAGCAGGAGCATAAAAATGGCGAAATTATATAATTTAAAAACTAAGTCTGTAGAGTATGTCGATGTTATAACTCTACCTAATGGAGATAATATGTATCCTGAAGCTCTTAAAGACGAGTATTTGGTATCTTTAGGATATAAGCGGGTTATAGAAGTTGAGGCTAAAGGCGTCCCGTCAGAGATTGAATATATTGCAAAAGAATATACAGAGGCTCCAACAAATTATACAATTAATAATGTAATTAAGCCTAAGCCTTTACAAATGTTAGAAAAAGATTTTAAGGCTTATGTGCAAATTATATTAGATAATAAAGCTAAATCTAGGGGTTATGATAATATAGTTTCAGCGTGCAGTTATGGTGGCTATGATAACGAGTTTAGGCAAGAAGGTGAATTATTTGGTAAATGGCGTGCTAACGTCTGGAAATGGGGATTTAAAATGCTTGCTGATATACAATCAGGTAAAAGAGAAATGCCTAAATCATTTGAAGAAGCCGTAGCTGATATGCCTCAATTAGATTAAAGGATAGCTTATGTGGAGTAAAGTATTAGGTTTTCTAGCTAATAGCAAAACTATAATAGTTATAATATCGCTAGTAGCTGGGGCTTTAGTAACTCTTTTAGTTACTCAGTATATAGAGATTAAATCTCTACAATCTAGCCTTGATAAAGCTAGTGAGAGGGTGCTAGTAGCTAAATTGCAAGCAGAAGTATCTAAAAATAATTTAGAGGGTTGTCGCACTTCACTAAATGAGCAGAATAAAGCCTTAGAACAAACTAAGGTTGATTTAGCAGAAGTGTATAAGAAAAAAGAAATAGTTAAAACCCATATAGAATACATAAAAGTGCCAACACGCAACGCCGAGTGCGAAGCTAAGCTAAAATATTATGAAAATTTATATAAAGGACTTAGCAATGAAAGATAACATATTAAAGCTACAAGAAAAGGAGAAAGAGCTTAGATGTATGCTATTTATTATGTGCCTAACACTTATAACGTTCTTAGGTGGGTGTGCAACTAAGCCTGAAGTAGTAACTAAGGTGGAATATCAAGAAAAGATTATCCCAGTAAGATGTAATGTAACAATTCCAGAGAAGCCCGTTTATGACCCCTCTGACTTGGACACAGCTAAAGGATTAACTTTGTATTATTCAAGTATAGAGGTCTTATTGAAAGGATGTGTATATGGAGTGGTTAAATAGCTTAGATGAGTATCTTGGCAAGTATAAATGGGTATTGGCTATTGGGTTTATTGGGGGCTTACTTAATGTAGGCTCTCGACCTGATAAAGGCTTAGGACGTAAAGTAATAGATTTATTACTTGGTATAGCTAGCTCTGTATTTTTCGGGTGGATTAGCTACGAAGTAATATTATTTATTTGGAAAGAGAACGGAGTAGCTTTAGCAGGTTGTGGATTTTTCGCTTGGAAAGGTGCTACCTGGTTTGGTGAGAAAGTTGATAAATGGGTCGATGCTAAAATCGAAGCTGAAAAACATAAAGGAGATTTCGGTGGCTTTACAAACGATGACAGAACCCTCTAATGCTGAAATATTAGAGCTTATTAAGGATAAAAGAACTAAGTGCATAGTTTATACAAGGGTGATGGGTTATCATCGCCCTGTAGAAGGCTTTAATTTAGGTAAAAAGGGTGAGCATAAAGAGCGTGTAAAATTTGTAGAAAGGGATATAAAATGTTGCTAAGAATAGACAGGTTTAAGGATATTAATAACGGAACTATAGGTAAATTTTATATAGTTGATAATGATGGCGAAAAACTTATGAGTGGATTTACTCTTGAGCCTGCAGGCCCTGACACTACTACACCTAACAAAGATAGACGCATACCAGCAGGTAAGTATTACTTAGATTGGCACGTTGGCTCTAAATATAAAACACCTCACCCAATAGTATTCAATGAGCAGGTATCTAAAAGTAGAGCAATACTTATACATAAAGGTAACTATCCTCAAGATACAGAGGGTTGCATACTTATGGGAGATAGCTATGACGCTAAAGGCGTATATAACAGCGTTAAAACATTAGCTAGAGTATTTGAGTTACTTAGAGGTAATAAAGTATCTGTAGAAATTAACAATCTAATGGATTAAAATATGGCTAATGGTAGAAGTCCTGGACGACGTTCTGGAACAGGAGGTTTTAGCGGTTCTGGTAGAAGTAGGGGAGGTAAAGCCAATAGAGGTGGTGGTGATGGTAAAAACCACTCTAAAGGAAGTATAAACTCTAAAGCTCTCGGGTCTGCTCTTGGAGCTCTTGGAGCTGCTCTTGGAGCTGCTTTTGGAGGTAATACTAGAGGTAATACTGGAGGTCTAAGTGATAGATTTAAAATTGTCGGTCCCAGTGTAGGCCGAGCAGGTCCTGCAGGCTATGTGGATATGGGCAGCCTAGGTAGTAGATATTCTAGTCCCGATAAATGGTCAAACAACAGATATGCATTTGCTGGAAATCCTGCCTTATCTATGCAATATACTCCAAGGACAGGTGAATGGTCCATAGTTAATAATGTAACTGGTAGAACACTAGGTAAAATGGAAAAGCAGTGGGACGGGTCTTATGAGGCAACCGGTGTTTTCGAGCAAATGGCTAAAGGTTCTCCAGCCACTTTTGGTGTAGGAGAAACATTTAATAGCTATGCTATAAATGATAAAGGCCAGCTAGATTATAGTAAAGTTGTAGAAAAATTTACCACTCGTAAAAGCACAGTCCCTGGCTATGATTATACTACTATAACCGAAACAAAAGAATGGTATGGAACTAAAATAGAAAAAGCACATTATAATCTTGGTATGGGTAATGTTAATAGGGTCGATACTACCCGTGATACTTTCCTAGGTAAATTCACCACTGATTGGCACACAATGAATACTAGAAAAGGCCCTGTAGAAGTAGGCTTTGCTACAGAGATGGCCATAGATGCTTTCGAGGCGTTTAACGCTGATTATAAAACTATAAACAGCGTAGCTAAGGTTGCTAGTTTTATATCCACAGTAGCCAGTATAGCTTTGTCAGCTTTAAACCTGGTATCTGTAGCACCATTCGCTTTAAGAAACTTACAAGCTTTTAGTATAGCACTTAGTAGTTTAAATAATATAGCTGAAGGGTTAGGAACTTTAGCAGATATGTTTGGCGGTAATTTATCAATAGACCGAACTGAACGTAGTTTAACTGGTGGCTCTAGTTTAACATCACATATGTTTAATGGCTCTAGCGAACTAATAGGAGTAACTAGAGAGAATTTGCCTGGTCTATATTTAACTAGCCCATTGCACGGAGAATATAACTTTGCTAATACAGCAGAAGCTTTAATGCCTGTTAAAGATTATAGTATATTTAGCAGGAATGAATTTTTAAAACCAAATATACAACCAATGAAAGGAACAACAATGGCTCAAGTCGATATGCCTGTAACTTTGACAGGTATGAATAACGTAAGAGAAGGGCATTTATTAAGTGTTGATGAAGCTCAATATTTGAGAAATGTATCTACTATAACAGGGACTATAAAAAGCTCGAATAAACACGGGGCTCCTGAAAATTTAGGAGCTAATTACGATGCTGTTTATCTATATGATGACGATGGATATGTAGGCGGTATTAAATACCAATTAAGAGATGGTGTTAGTTTTGCTAGTGTAGCTAACCAAACATTTGCATTAGTTTCAGGTAAATTATATAGAGTTAATACTAAGAAAGCTGGTATTAATGCTATAGAAAATGCTATAGAATTGCCTACTATTAGCACAGGTAATATATCTATCAGAATAAAAAATGGTATAGCTAATAGTTTATTGGAGCAAATACAAACTATGATACAAAATATTAAAGTCGTAGCTCCTGTAGAGAAGGTTAATGAAAAAGAACCTAAGGACGGAACTATCCCTAAATACGTTAATATAGCCGCAACTATTACAACAGAAAATTATAGTGATGGTATAAAAGAACATCTTAAAGATGGTAAAAGATTTTTCCATTTAAAAGGCACTACGGCAGCAAATAATGGTGATAGAATAGCTATTATACTTGGTGGGTCTATAACTTATGGGGTAGCTGCTGATAAATTATGGGAAGTAGATATAGATTTACTAGACGCTTTCGGGTCTATATTAAACGTAAATAATAACGGAACAGATGAAATTTATTATGCTGTGACGTCATACGATAAAGCTACTGGAATGGAGAGCTTACCAGTAAAATCTAACTCTTGCTTTAACTTTAGCAAATTGATACATTTATACGTAGAGAACCCTAATGAAAAATATAGCCTTAAAATATACCGCAAAGATATATCTAGTTCGATGTATAAGTTTATAAGCTTACAATCGTATAAAGGTAATAACATATTTATAGATAACCTAGCAGATATACCAAGCCCACAATTCCTAGATTTTACAGAAATTAAAGAAGTTACTGGATTAAAAGGGCTAGTTGAGCATAAAGCTACTTTATTCGCTTATAAAGGCAGTTATGTTTATTTTAGTAAGCCAGGACGTCCTAACATATGGAACGAACTACAGTGTGTTACGGTTAATGAGCAAATTACTGGACTAGCCAGCTCACCCCTAGGTCTTATGATATTTACTAAATATAGCACTTATTTATTAGGCGGCACTGATAGCGTTAGCTATACAATTTCTAACTTATCTAAATCTATAGGGTGTTCTGATACGAACTCAATAGCTAATATAAAAAATGCGGTTGTGTGGATATCAGATGGCGATGTTATGTTATCTATAGGTTCTACTATAAATAACTTAACAAAGGGTAGATACTCATTTGTAAATCCTGGGGAGACTTTAAAGATAATCAATGCTGTAGTAGTTGGAGATATTTATTACGTATTTACAGACACTAAGGTTGTTAAAATGGATTTTGGTCTGAACCACCCAGTTATAACTGAAATGGATATTACTAATTCATTCGGGGCTATAAGGGACAACCAACTATATTTTGTAAATAATTCGCAGTTGTATAAAGCCTACGATAGCCTAGAATATGGCACTATGTTAGTTAAAACGGTTAAATTTATAGGAACATCTATGGATATATTAAAGGAATTTAACTACGTTAATATCGTATTAAAAGGTAATTTAAACGTAAAAGTATTCATTGATGATACATTAGTTACCGAGCAATCTTATAATGTCCAAAAACCTACGGTAGCTAATATAGGTATCCCCGTAGATTTCAACGAAGGGTTGTATATCCATCTTGAGATTAGCGGTGAGGGTCAGATATATAGTTACAGATATATCTTTGATAACCGTAACTTAAGATAACTTTAAAGTATCTTATGATATAATACAATTAAACTAAAATAATGGAGGCTTAAAAATATGAGCTGGCTTAATTATATAGGAGCAGGTATCGGTTTAGCCCAGGCTGGAGCCGCTATTTACGGTGCCCATAAAGCTAATAAGCTTGGTAAGCAACAGCTAGAAATGGCTAGAGACCAGCAACAAGCGGCAGCCCAACGTGATGCTGAACGTAGGGCTATTTACGGAGATTTGGAGCAAAACTTAGCTAACTATTACACAAACTTAACACCTGAGCAAAGAACTAACCGCAACCTAGATAGGTATGACAAGCAGTTTAAAATGGCACAGGATAAAGTCCAGCAAAACATAGCTCAACGCGGATTAATGGGTTCAGGTATCGAGCAAGAAACACTAGCTCAAATGGAGCAAAATGCTATAAACGATAGGTTGAATATAGCAGAACAAGCCGAGCAGTCAGTGCGTAATGAGCAGATGGGCTTCTTAGGTTATGCTTCTGGACAAGGTAATATAGCCGCTCAATCCTTAGCTAATGCTAATGCACAATCTATGGGAGCTATGGCTAACCAGCAAAATAACTGGAATAGAATAGCAGATATGTCAGGACAATCAGCAGGTAATGTATTCGGTGCTTTAATGTATAACTATGGCAGAAATGGTGCTAATATGTTTGGAACTAACGACAGCCAGGGTGGCTCAAGTAACTTCGGGTTTTAAAGGATAAATAATGTGGAATTTAGGTAGCGGTTTTGCTCAAGGTGTATATGAAAACCACAGAGGGCTAGACGAAAAGCGAGAGTATGAGGAGCTATCACAGCAAAGAGAATTAGCTAGGCAAAGAACACAACAGATTATGGATAAAGATAAAATCCAAATGGAAACAATGAAATACCAGTTAGACGCTCTTAGAATGGAAAATTTAAAAATGGCTGCTGGTAATGAGAAATTAAAAATGTCCGAACGTTTTACAGATATTGTCAATGCTGTAACTAATAACAGAGGTAAGTTTAGGACTGATACACAAGAGGAGATAGATGGTAATAATTTACCAGAAAATTTTGATAAAACTAAATATACTTATGACCCTGCAACTAATAAATACAGAGGTGTTAAAACTGAATATACAATGCCTAAAGATGTAGAGCAAGCAGTAAATCAATTTAAACGTGATGTAGTTATAGACCCTGATGGAAGCAGATGGATAAATGGTATTATGGGAAATGCTCCTGATAACCCTGTTATAGATGTTACATATAACCCAGCTAAGGAAGAAATGGTATTTATGACTAAGGACGGTAAAGAAAGACATATGCAATTAGATATGGTAGCTTATGGACTAGGGTTTGATAAACAAATGAAACTAGCTGACATAAATCGTATGAACGAGGATATGGCTAGGTCTAAAGCTTTATACGAACTTGAAAATAAAAAGGCTGAAGCATATAAAAATACCGCAGCAGGTAATAAATATAATGAGGAAGCTAGGTATGCAGGTATGGACGCCCAATCTCGTGCATTAAATGCTCACGCTAATGAGGTAGCTTCTCAGGCGGCAATGATAAGAGCATCTAGTATGGGTTTAGGTAGTAATATGACTGCCGCACAAATTAAAGAGCAAAATAGGCTTAGATTAGAGAAACAAAGACAAGAATTAGAGGGTAAATCAGATAAAGAATTTTACGAAGGCTATCAAAATAACCCAGAACTTATGGAGAAAGATTTACAGAAAAATGGAGCTATGCGCCAAAACTTAGCTAATGCAACAACCTCAGCTTTAATAGTTAAGGAGATGGAGAAATTTGAAGCAAAGGCTAATGTTTTAATGAAACTAGCTAAGTCAGCTACCGTAGATGATACGATTGAAGGAGAAGTAGCTAAATACTTCCCTGAAATAACTCCTTCCGATTGGAACGATAGAGCTAAACTTATGTCTGAACTAGAAACCCAAGCTAAGCAAATAGCCGCCAACCAAATTAAATTATTATCTGGTGCAGCCTTTACAACAGAGGAATTTAAAAACCAAGTTGATGCTTATTTAGAGGGTATAAATAATCTTAAATCTGTAGATACTTGGGCTTCTAGTTTAAAAGCCCTTAAAAATCAATGGGCAGCTAACGTTGCTGGATATAATGGCCAATTAAATAAAGCACAAAAGAGATTTGTAAAAGGGTTAATTGAGAGTAGTAATGACGAAGCGGCCAATATTATGAATACCATAGGAGAGAGTGGTAAAATTAGCTACCTCAACGAAGCTATACAAGAAATGAAAGGTAAATCTCCAGAGGAACAACAAGCTTGGTATTCTGGTCTAAGTCCTGAAATGAAAGCTACTTTAAAAGCAATGCGTGAAAAGGATATGGAATGAGTGAGAAACTATTAGAAAAAGCTAGGGAGTATTTTGAATATGCCACTAACTGGCATAGTGAGTGTAGAGAGGAAGCTAAGGAGATTATAGCTTTTAACCATAACCAACATTATACTATAAAACAGCTTAATACCTTAGTTAATAGAAAACAGCCAGCAGAAACTTTTAATATTATAAAATCATATAAGCGTGTTATCAGCGGTTATCTAGCTTCTACAATATCTAACATAAACGTTAAGCCTGTAGGTATTGAGGATATAAACATAGCTTCAGTTGGGCAGGATATAGTTCAATACACGCTAAGAATATCCAAATTTAACCGTATGAAAACCAGGTTAATAGATGACCTATTACTAGCTGGTATTTGTGCATTTGAGATAAGAGTTGAGGACACTGGTAAGAAAGATGAATTTGGAACTAAAGACGTCCAAATTAAACTACGTTATCTACCTTGGGACGAAGTTATCCCAGACCCTAAATCGCGTGAGGAGGATTACTCCGATGCTAGATATATCCACAAATATAGATGGATATCAGCCCAAGATATAGATGATACTTGGCCAGGTAAAAGCGAGGAGATAAACAAGTCTGTAGGATTTATAGGTATAGATAATCCTGATAGTGGCAAAGCCTACAAATATAAAATGAATGATAGTTTCTTAGTTATAACTAGCTACCTAAAAGAGGACGGCAAGATTTGGGAGCTAGTTTGGAGTGGAGATACTTTACTAGAGAAAACTGAAGTAACCCACCTACAAAAATTTCCTATTATGCCTATATATCTTGAGCGTGATGAAAAAGGCTTTTACGGCATATTTAGAGAAGTTCTTGAAAGTCAGAAAGCTATTAACCAGGCATTAATTCAGATACAACTATTAGCTAACGTCAATAAGGTTTATATTAACAAAACAGCCGTTGATAGTGTAGAGGAATTCACAAAAGTATTTAATAGGGTTAATGCTATTATACCGATGAAAGATATTCACGGAGTTAAAATAGATAATCTAAATGGCGATGTAATAGCTCAATATACTATTATAGATAGGTCATTACAAAGGATTAAAACTATCCTAAATCTAAACGATAGCTTCTTAGGTATGATGGGTTCATCAGCTTCTGGTCGTCAAATTAAGTTACAACAAAATATGACCGCAAGTGCCTTAAATTATATTACATCTAACATCGAGTATATGTATGAGTGTATAGGTATAAATATCCTAGATTTTGCTAAGTTATTTTATAGAGCTTATAAGATGATAAGAATAGCCGACCAAAGATCGGGAGATAGGTTTATAGAGCTAAATAAGCCGTTCTTAATGCCTAATGAGGAGACTGGCAAAGAAGAAATAGTTATCAAGGATATAACCTATGATGACCATGGTAATGCTACTATAATCCCTTGGATAGAGAAAGAAACTCAAATTGAGTTTCTGGAGTATGATATTGAAATAACCACAGCTAACTATAACGAAACGGACGATATAGAAAAACTACAGCTTGACCAGCTATTATCAGGACAAGCAGGTAATTTCTTGATGAATACCGACCCAGCTAGTTATGGTAAAGTAGTAGCTTTAAGTATGCGTGCAATGAAAACCCGCAACAGCGAATACATAGCTGATATATTTGAGCAAGTGGCTAGCAAACTTGCAGGAGCTGAAACTAGGGACCCTCGAGATGCTAATGGTGGTGCTGATGTAGGAGCAGGTGATATGGGTTCTATAATGTCAGCTATAGGTATGAGCAACGATGCCGCTCCAGACGGCTATAATAGACCACAAGAATAAGGATAAATAATGGCAGATAATTTAGCTTGGCTAGATAACTTAATAGCTAATGATAAACCAGCGGTAAAAGATACTAATATAGCAGGAGCTAATGAAGCAACTACACCTGCTATAGCTCAGCCAGCTGTAACTAAACCAGCTACAACCAAACTTATGGAAGCAGCTCCTAAAAGTAATGATAGTCAATTAGATTGGCTAGATAACTTAATAGCTAATGATACTAAAGTGCAACAAACACCAGCTCCTACTACTAAGCAACCCGAAGTTAATTTAGATGGTATGACAGAAGCACCACCTCCACCAGGCGGATATAAAGACCCTAACGCTCCGCAACCTAAGAAAGAAAAAACGTTCTTTGAAAGTGCCAGGGATTTCGTAGCTAATGCCAGCGATGTATTTGCTTACCCAGTTAAGAAATTTTCTAATGACCCAGTTAAGTTTATTAGTGATGGCGTTGCTGGAGTAGCTGACGTAGCTATGGATTTACCTGCTACCGCTAGATATTTAGCCGATATTTATCAAGCTAATGTAGGTATGCCTACAGCTGCCATAGTTAATAACTTACTATCTAAGACTGGGTTAGTTAATGACCATTCAAAAGAGATTAAAGAGGATATTAAAACTATACAAGCCAATATAAAGAAATATGATGAACGCCACGATACCCTTGGCAAGTATGGAAATGCTGATGCAATAGAAAATATAATTCTTACATCTATACCATTAATGAGAAGCTACAAGTCAGCCATAGCTTTAGAAACTACATTAGGAGCAGTAACTGGTATAAAAGAAAATGCGTTAGACCCTAATCATAAAGGCCCTATTACAGATAGTATGTATGTGGATGCGGCACTAGGTGGTGCTGTAGGAGCTATTGGCACATTTGCTATTAATAGATTAGCCGCTAAATTAGGCGAGAATGCTATACCTGAAGGTATGGATAAAGATGTATTTAACTGGATGTTATCTAAGAAATTATCTCCTGAACAAGCCGCTGATATATTAAAAGATGTCCCTAAAAATGAGCAAGCTTACAGAGCAGCGATGGCACTAGGAGATACTGGTAAGGGTGCTATAAAGCAGGCGGCATATTCTGATAAGCTATCGAACCAACTAAATATACTAGCTAGGGAGAGAGCTAACGATATAGCTAAGGTTGGTAATACTTTAAACGCAGACGAGCATTTAGCAGTAGCTGGTAAAAATTTTGACGAAATATCTAAGCTAATAAATACTTATGATTTACCTATGGATATGACTAAAACATTTCAAGGTATAAGATTTATTAACGATGTCGAAGGTAATTCAGCAAGCCAGGCAATGAAAGAATTAGCTTCAATACGTAGGCAATGGACAACGAATGGCAAGGATGTCCAACTTGCTGATGTTTTAGAAGTGCGTAAAAAAGTAAATGCCTTAATGCGAGATGCGGACGGAGCTGATAAGGTAAAACTAAATGAAGTTAAGGACGCAATAGATAATACCATAAAGACATCGAAAGTCCCAGAAGCCGTTAAAAACGCATTTAATAAAGCTAATCTTGATTACGCAACAGCTGTTAAGAATAAAGAATTAGCGGAGATTGTAAATAAAAACATAGATAGCCACGGTCTTATGGATTATAAAAAGTATATGAAAGACCTAGAGGAGTCTGGCATTAAAACAGAGCAAGCTAGAGCTACCGCTAAATTAGCCGAAGAATACGCCAATAAATATAAAAACGACAAGATGTTTATAGGTTCAAAAGGTTCAGATAGGTGGAGAAGTGTTATGGGACTTCTTGGATTAGCTAGCACATATGCCCAGCAAGCAGTCATTAGATGGGGTGAATATGGATTAAATAACAAAGTGCAAGCTAAGGTTACTAAATACCTTAAAAACTCTAAAACAATGTATGAAGCTTTATCTAAAATAACCACAGATTATAAAATCCCTGAGGAGATTAGAGGTAAATTTGAGGCTGAAATGCTTAAAATAGATAAGTCAGAACTTAGCCCAATAGAAAAAGGTATAGCTCGCCAAGACTTAGCTAAAGCTAAGATAGAGGGTGAAAACTTAAGTCGAGAACTAGAGAAGCTTAATTTACAGGTAAAGAAAGCTAATACTCAAGTTTTAGCTAATAGAATAGCTTTAGATAAAGCCCAGAAAAAAGGTATAACTGGAGATGAGCTAGAGCTACTAGAGCAAAGGTTAGAAAATAGTGAGGACGCTTATGATATGCTATACAAAGACCGTTTAAGGATTGAGGATAGAATAGGTAAAAATGCAGATACCCAAGCTAATTATAGAAAACTATCAGAGTAGCAGGAGTTAAATCTCCTGCTTTATGTAGGTAGAATTGTTAAAGTCCTCTTTCTTGCTTACTTTATTATACACTTGCTCGCTTATAGCTTTTTTAACTAAAATATGATTAACTAAATTAGTATTAGAGCCGTTTATATTAACTATTCTATCACGTCTTTGTATAAACTTAGCTCCGCTATAATCCGAGCTTAAGATTATGAAATGCTTTAAATCTGATAAATCTACACCCTCAGCGTGTGCGTTTGAGCTGTAAATGCGTGCATTTTTAAAATGTTTCTTTAATAGATTACGCTCACCTATAAAGTGGCACATAATACCTACATCTTTAGTATCGCCAAAAGTTTTCTTTATATAGTCGATTTTTTCTGTATTGCCTAGCTCTATATAATCATCGCCTATTTTTAAAATACCACTCTCTACCATATGCAAGCTCGTGCGTAATTTCATTGTGCTATCGCATACAATATCTAATCCGCTATTAGCTCCGTTATAATAGCTAAAATCACTTATTACTTTAACGTTTTGCAGTCGATTATAAAAATCTCGTGTATAATTATCAAGCTCAACATAATGCAATTTATCAACGCTTTGAACTTCACTTGAAATGCCTGCGTCCTCTTGGGTCATATATACCGTAAAGGCATTTATCTCTTTCATTAAACGCTTGGTATCACACCTATCATATT